CCCCTTATCCAGCATTCTCATCATTATTGTCTTCTACCACTTCTACTATTTCAGCAGATGGTTTTAGTTCATTTACTGCTTGATTAAGTGCTTGTATTTCTGTTTTTGTTTCATTTATTAAATCTTTAACATCATTAGGATTTAATCCTTCATTTAAACCATATACAGCACTTTCTATCAACATCATTATTTCTGTTTCTGTAATTTTTATTCCCTTACTTTGTAATATTGTTGATGCTTGTTCTATTGCTTTTTGTAATTTTTCTTTACCGTGTATATCACCGTATACTTGTTCTACAAATCTTACTACGTCTTTAACTACTGTTTGTGCTGTTTCATTATTTGCTTTTTCTTGATATGCATTTTTTAGTTTATTTCCTAAATATGTAAATACAGCTGTTAAAAATGTTGCAAGTACTGGCATTAAAATTTGTATAAATTGATTTAAAACCTCATTACCTTCCATATATCTCACCTCCTTAAATTTAATTAGACATCTCGAATTCAAATGTTATATCACTTGACACATCTATAACTGTTTCATCTATATAAAGCATAAAATTGCCCCCAATTCTACAACAAGTTTTAGGCATTAATGTAATACCTGTATATTCTCTTTTATTACTATCATTATTATTAACTGCAAATACTTTATATATATTACTTGTATTATTATAGGCTACTAATCTTTCTAATACCCACATATTTCCATCTCTGCGACAAATACACGTAGCACCTATATCTTCATTAACTTTTGATGTCCAATAATAGTTTGTACTATCATCAAAATATATTGTCTCATTGAATGTGTCCCCAATACGGTCACCGTTACACGTCAAATAATAACATAATTCTATATACGATGTGCTGGTTTCTTCATCATATTGCTCTTCAGCATCTTCGACTGTTATATGATATAATTTATCAGAACTACCAGAACCTTCATATGTACCAGTAACTCCTAAAATCGTTTCACCTTGTTTTATTTTATCTGATGTTAAGCCAATAACAGGTGCAACATCTTCATATGATGCTCTTATACCTCCATTGGCATCTATAATAGCTCTTTCCCAATGACTTTTAAATATCAAATCACTGGAACTGTCAATTATCTCACCTTGATTTCCTCTAGCTCTAATATAATCCCCCTCACCCCAAACAGGAATACTACCGTTTACATCAAATATCGATATACCTGATGGTAAATTACTAGGAATTATTTTTTCATTTTTCTCGTTTAAAATATTTTCAACTTTATCTTTTAATGTTGCCATTTTTTACCTCCTACAAAAATAGTAGGGTATTTATTACCCTACTAATATTTTACTATTATTAATTTTATATATTTTTAGACGCATATTCATAATTTATCTACCATCATCTATCATATTCTGTCTCCACTGTTCATACTCAGCCTTCATTCTATCATAATCAGCCAATTTTCTTTGATTTTCATCATAATCAGTAATATACTTCGTTATATCCTCTACCAAACTAAAATCTGCTTTCTTTTCTTCTTTTGTCATTTCTTCACTTCTTAATACTCCTTGTGCGTGACCTTTAACAGTATTTTTTAATTTTCTTAATATTAAATCTTTTGAACTAAGTTTTGTTGGCATTTTAGCATCTACCTCTTTCATATAATCATCATTTTCTTCAATATCATCATCATTTGTTTCATATAAGACTTCATCTATGTATCTTTGCAATGCCTGCTTTTCTTTAGCTCTATTGAATTTCATCTTTTTTGGTTTCTTATCAGTATCAAACGCTGGCAATTTTATAAATTCACTTGGGTCAAAATCTAATACAATATCTTCTTCTATTCCTTGTATACTACCACCATTATCAATCTCAACACGTTTTGCTAAAACGTGTAGCTTATACTGTTGCAGTACTTCATTTATTTGTTCTTTTTGATAATCAGGTAATGAATGTAGCCATCTATGATTATATCCTTTTAATAACGCACCATTCTCAGCTGTAGTTTCTCCACCATTATGCTTTTCTCTAATATGGTGAAAAGTTAAACAATCATCATATTTTGTATACCCTTTTATTTTTCTTCTTTCTTTTTTAGGTATATATCTTATGCCTAATTTTTCAATCATACATTTTTTACCATAAAGCCTTTCCAGCTTTTGTCTTGCTGATTTATTACTACTCATTAATATACCCCTTAAATTATTTTATTAATACATATACTCTACCATTTTCGGAAGCTCTGGTTGCTTTACCAACTACTGCTCTCGTGTAATCACTAACTATTTCCAATGTACCATCATTTTTTAATGCTATTAAATCACCTGCTTGTACAGCTAATTCACCAACATTTAAATATACTCTACCAGCTAAAGCAACCGGCACTCTTTCATCATCTGTTAATCCTTCTCCACCTAATACATATCCCATTGTCTCAGGACCTGAGACAATACCTGCTATTCTGTTTACACAGTTAGGTCCTACAGCATTTATAGCTTTAGTTACTTTTCCTTCACTATCAAATACTACAACATCTCCAGCTCCTATAACTTCATTACTATCTACTTTCTCCATAAATTCTGCTATATCATTATATACAGCATTAAATACTCTATTTGCTCTAACATCTCCTGTTACTCTAAATGTAGATGCATTTACAGCAACCGTACCTGCACCAGCTTGAGCTGATATATTTAATGTTGGTAGTACTGTTGTAATATCTGCACTTGAACTTCCAACAACTATTTCTGTTTTTGCTAAGGGATTATCACACCAAGTTTGACCTATTGTATCAGCACCAAAATTAAATGTCATATTACCAATTTCACACGATGCGTCTGAGAAAGTTATTAAATCATCTTCAACCTCTATCTTAGCGTTTTCTTTATTATTACCAGATGCAATCGTAACACCATCATTACCATATATTGACACACTACCTGTCGTAGATTCTATATTGACTTGAACATCAGACTTTAAATCTAGTCCTTTTGAAGCATCAATTATTATTTTATTTGGAGATGTTACTAATAAATCATAATTATTTGTAACTGTACTAGATATTTCATTTGGTCCTATATTAATTATATTTCCAGCATCTGTACCTCTAACTACTAATAAATTATCTATATCAGACTCTAATACACTTGGAGCTTTTAATATCATTCGTGCATTATCAGCATCGATGGCTTCTAATCTTAAACCATATGCTCCTGAACCTAAATCTTCGTGATTTGCTAATGTGCCATCAACATCAGGGTCTCTACCAGCTAAAAATTCTATTGCACCAAATACTACATCACCTTCTTTAGATACATACCAATCAGGAGTTTTATAAATCCAATCTTGTAATATTACTCTTGTATCATCAGGATGTTTCCAATCTTCTAGCTTACATAATATATCTTTAGCCCATATTCTTCCATATTTATCTAAATCTTCTTGTATATCTGTTATTTCTGAACCATCCCACTCAACTGTACCTAACCATAAAGCATCAGTATCATTTTCATCCTTAGCTGTCCACCAATCTAAATAAACACCACTGAAAAATCCTTCTACCCCTACAATATCGTCACCTAATACATTACCTCCTCTATCTCTCCATAAATGTAATGCAATTTGGTATGTACCAGCTTCATCTGGCATATATATCCTTAAATTTTGTGTTGCTATAATATCCATACCGTTTATACAAGCTTGTCCGCTAGTTACTTGAAGCATTGGAGTTCCTTCTAAATCTGTAACTGCCGATAATTCAAAAGATGGATTTATTATACAAAAGTTTTTACTGGTTACTCTAGTTACTAAACGAGCCATATTATATTCTAAGTTTATTTTTCCATCATCTGTTTGATTTGACCCGTGGATAACACGTTACATAATCTTTTTCATAATATACTTGTTTAGATGAGAAATTGTGAGCGTACTCAATATTCTCATTTGTTATATGTTGTACATCTTCGTTTGCCATTTTATCTCCTCCTTGTTATATTTATACTTACATTAATATTTTACAAAAATAAAAAGAGTAGTATATTTTAAACTACTCTTTAAATTTATTATATAAATTATATTCCTCATTGTTGCACTCTTATAAATATTATATAGAAGAAATTGTTATATTACACTATCAAAATCACCAGTTGCACTATTCCATTTAAATACACCTTTAATTGTATCCAATTTTGTATCATAATATGTTGCATAATCCCCATCATTTATTCCATCCCAAGGAGCAAGTTCAGTT